GGGTTGGCGGACATGGCGGCGTTCAGCGCCCACTGCGCGGCGGTGACCAGGGCAATGCCACCGGCTGCCACCAGGTAGATCGCCTGAGAGGCCACCCATGCGATGCGGTTGGCGATCACGGCGGCGGTGTTGGCTAGCCAGGCCGCAGTCTGCATCCCGATCTGCACGGCGGTGGCAACGAAGTTCACCACGGCCACGGTCGCCTGATACAACTTCCAGGCGGCATATGCCCCGCCCACGGCAATGGCCAACTTGGTCAGCCATGAGGCGTTGTCCTTGATCCAGCCGCCGATCTTCTCGAACGCGCGCGACCCATCCCCGGCCAGCCAGTCGCCGAGGCGCTGCAAGGCGGGGATCACGGAGGTCTGCACGAAGCCGGTCAGCTTCTCCATCACCGGGATCAGCGCCTCGCCGATCTTGGCGCGGGCGTTCTCCATCTCGGCAGCCATGATCCGCTGGCGGTTGGCCAGGCCGTCGGAGGTGTTGGCGAAGTCGCCGGCAGTCTTGCGGGTCGACTTCATCAGCAGCGAGTACCGCGCCTGCACCTTCTGGGCTTCGGTCATTTCGCCGTTGCCGTCGAAGATGCCCTTAGCCAGGGCGTGGGCCTCGACCGCGGCAGCCGACATGTCGATGCCGAACCGGCGCAGCGGCTCGGTCTCACCGGCCAGCCCGGACTGGAACAGTGTCGCGGCCTCGGAGACGTCGAGGTTCATCACCGAGGCGAAGTCGGCGGCCCGCCCGGTCAGATCCTCCATCGTCTTGACGACGTTTCCGCCGGGCCCGGCGACGGTCTGGGCGAAGTTGGAGAACTGCACGGACAGCCCGTAGAACTCCTTCTTGCTCAGGCCCACCGACTTGGCGGCGTTCTCCCCGAGCGCGAGGATGCCCTTGGCAGACTTGCCGAAGGTGACGTTGACCGCGTTCACGGCCTCATTGAGGTCCGAGGCCGCGGTGATCGAGTCCTTGAGGAACTTGATGCCGTAGGCAGCCGCCGCCGCGCCTGCAGCCACGGCGGCCACCTTGGCGGCAGCCTTGACCGCGTTCGACACGCTACGTGTCGTCTCAGACTCAAAGCCACTCATGTCCGGGCGGATGCGCACGTAGGCGTTGCCGAGCAGTGTCGACATGCTCGCCTCCTATCCGGCCAGGGCCATGAAGGCCACGACGTCGGCGCGGCGGTCATCGCCACGCAACGGTGAACGCGGCTTGGCCGCGTCGTAGATCTTCTGGATTTCCTCGGCGTTGTCCGAGTTCTCGCAGACCACGCCCTCGAAGAAGGCCAGCAGGATGGTCAAATCCAGATCGAGAAGGTGTTCGGCTCTGCCGGGGCCGATCAGCCCGGTCATCACTGCCCTCGCCTGGACGGTGTGCCAGTCGGCACTCGCCCAGCCGAACAAGGTGAGGATCAGTTGGTAGGGCGGCCCAGCGAGGTGGTGAAGATGTGGGTCATCGCCTCCTGCAGCATCGCCGAGTCGTCGCCGTCGTCGGGGGCGGCGGCGTAGTAGGCGGCGATGAACTTCTTGTGCTGCTCCTTGCCCAGGGCGTGCTCGATGAGTTGGTCGAGTACGCCGATGGCCTCGGGGTCGTTCTCGTCGATGCGCCCCAGCCGGGCCACCATCAACGACGGCGGTTTGCGCAGCACGCTCCACTGCTGGTCGAACATGGTGAAGGTGGCCGGTTGCCCGGCCACCTCCGCCATCTCTGCGCTCAAGGCGTCCTGAGTCATCAGGAGATCGCCCCGCCGCCGCTACGGCTGTCCTTCATTAGGACGGTGAACACGGTCTTGCCGGCGACCTTCTCCGCGCGCATCTCGACCGGGATGGTGGCGTAGTCCGCGCCTTTGCGGCGGGCCACCGAGACCGTGCCGGCCTGGAAGCACTGCCGGAACACCCAGCGCTCCTGTCCGTCCTCGGACTGAAAGCCGATCATCACGCGGGTGGCGGATCCCGGCGCGGGGGGCTCGTACTTGGTCACGCCGGCGCTGGTGGTGACGGTGCCGCCGTTGAGCGCGATGCACAGGTTGCGCGCGGTGTTCTCGGCCATCGCAAAGGCGATGGTCACCGTGCGGCTGGTCATGGTGTGCAGCACCGGGTCGATCTCCTCGGCGACCTCGACCGGGTCGGCGGACACCTCGATGGAGATCTCGCTGCCCTCGGTGGTGTAGCCGACCTCCTTCCAGGCGGCGTTCCACGCGGCGCTGACGTCGGTGGGTTCGGTGCTGTTCAGTGCGGCGACGTAGAGGGTTCCCGCGCCCAGACTGATCATTTGGGAGTTGCCCACGAGAGGGCTCCTTTCAATGGGATGGATGACCGGCCAGGCGACCGGGAGGGTGACCCTAAATGCGGGTCTGATCCAGCGCCGCCCGCAAGTGGGGGCGTGGAGACATGGTGGATGTGCCGACCTCGCTGTAGAACAGCACGAAGCCGGGCTGCGTCTTGTCGTATCCGACGTCTGCGTAGGCTGACTGCTCATCGGTGCCGGATTCGGTGACGATGGCGCGGTCGCGGCGGGTGGCGGGGTAGTGACCCTTGACGTTGGCGCGGGCGTTGTTGCGGACCTTGTTGCCCACGCCCTCGATGAACTCGCGCATCGGCTCGCTACCGGCCAGTTCGGCCAGGGCGTCGTCATTCCAGCGGATCTTCATCGCTCCCCCAGCCACAGCCCGCAGGTGAGGATGTACCGTGGCCGGTCGCTGTCAGGATCGGGCATCCATGCCGGGTTGGATTCAACCCATGCCCCGATGCAGTGCGTGGTGGCGTCGACCGCGCCACGGAAACTCGGCCAGACCGAGCGCACCTTGGTGGCCAGCTGCCCGGCCACGATCTGATCGGTGGCCCAGCATTCGACCTGGATGGCGGCCCGCCAGTTCTCCTGCTCGGCGCGGCCACCGGGTAACAGCGTGACCCGGATGGAAGCGGCGCCCGGCAGGTAGTCCGTTGAGATCCGGGTGCCGGTGATCGAGGTGATGGCTCCGGCGGACTTCAGCAGCGCGACGGCGACGGCGTCGGGGGCGATCATGTGGCGTCCTCGACCAGCCGGATGGTGGCCTTCTCGAAGCCGCCCGCGGACGGGGCGACCAGCACCTCGGGGGCACCGAGCACCTGATAGGTCTTGGTGCCGATGGTGACCGTGTCGGAGTCTTTCAAGCCGGTACCGTGCGGCAGGAAGATCGTGGTCGTGGACACCAGCAGCCCTTCCACGTTGGGATCCGGGGTCATGGTGTTTTCGCGGACGATGCGGCAGGTGGTGGTGCGGGTGGTGGCCGCGGAGCGCACCGGGCGACCCAGGATGTCGGTGGACGCGGTGGCCGAGGTGCTGGCGATCGTCACGGGGGTGCGCATCAGGCCGCTGGGGTCCATCAGCTTCTCCATTCGGCGATCAGGGCGCGCATGGCATCGGGCTGAAACTTGGCCACCCGGTAGCGGAAGCCCAGCCGGTTGGTGGCTTCGTCCAGTTCGGCGGTGCGCGGCTGCGGCGGATGCCACAAGTGCCATAGCGGCCCGCGCCGCGAGGCCGGGTAGTCACCCGCCAAGGTGCGCGCCGCGCAGCCCAGGGCGTAGTCCTCGCCTCCCCATCCGACGAACCGGGGGTCGAACGGGCCGCATTGCAGCGCCAGGTCGCGAGTCATCGCCACGATGCCGCCGCCGGCCAGGACATCGTGGGCCTTCTGGCCCAGCGCACGGTCGCGGGGATACTCGACCTTGGCAGGGTCGAGTTGCAGTGTGGCAGCGGTCGCCTGCTCGGTCAGTCGGCAGACCTTCGTGAACGGCACCGCCCAGCCCACGTCAGCGGCGGCATAGGCGGCCCATTCCAACGCTTCGGACGACACGAACGAGTCGGAGTCGGCCAAGATCACGACGTCGGCGCTAGAAGCCCCCACGGCGGCGTTGTACGCCTCGGCCTTGCGCCAGGGCTGTAGCCGGGCGGTGGTCACCGTGGCCGGCCAGCCGCGGGCACGGTACCAGGCCACAGTCCAGTCACGGGCGGCGCGGCGGTGTGCGTCGTCGTCGGCGTGAGTGCCGACGATCACCTCGACGCTCATGCGAGCACCGGGGCCGGGTCGTAGGTGATACGGGGGTCACCGGCGCGGTAGTACCAATGGTCGAGGAAGGCATCGTTTAGGCTGCCCTGCTGGTCAGCCAGTCGGCCCCAGTCGCGCCAGTGCAGCCCGGTGGACTCGGGAAGGTCGGTCAGGGCCAGCGCGGCAGCGCCCTGGCGGGCCTTGCGCAGGTACTGCTCCGGCGTGCGGATCGGGAAGTGTCGCACCTCCAGTGCCCCCCACAGCACGTTGGGGATGCGGTGCGGGTAGGTGACCTGATGGTTGCCCATCTCGATGACCATGCCGGGGTAGGCGCGGGCGGCGACCTTGTGCAGTCGGGCGCGCTCGGTTGTGCGGTGGCCCATCGCCCGCTGCGGGGCGACGCCGGTGGGATCGGCGTCAGTGACCACGTGGTCGTACAGCCAGGCCGGGGCGACCTGAAAGCCGCCGGCGGACTTCAGCACGTCGGCGATGCGTTGGCCGGTCAGCGGCACCCAGATCTCGTCGGCGTCGAAAGGCACGATCCAGTCGGCGCCGAGGTGTTCGCGGGCGTAGTGCGCCAGGGCGGTCATCTTGCGGGACTGATAGTAGGCCGGATCAGGGTCGTCGATGACCTCGCAAGGCAGTGCCTGCAGCAGCTCGCGGGTGCCGTCGGTCGATCCGTTGTCGGAAACGACGACGTGGTCGACGTGCGCGGCGATGTGGCGCACGCAGGTCTCAATGATGTCGGCTTCGTTCTTGACCATGCTCACGGCGATCACGCGCATCAGTAGCCTGTCCCCACGCGCTCGGCGCCGATGTGCTCCACACGCGGCGGGTCGTCTCGGTGGCCCCAGAAGGCACACGCGGTCTGTGGCTCGTCGGCGAACAGGTTCAGTCCGAACCGGCCCTCGGACTGATCCCCGGCGGGCCAGTCGTGGGTGGCGATGAACTCGCGGCGGAGCAGGTGCGGGTTCGTGGTGAAGAAGCGGCGGTGCTGCAGCCAATGATGCTGACCGTCGGTGCGGTCGAGGTAGTCGTCCGGGTGTTGGGCCACGATGCCGCCGGCGACCTGTTCGGCTCGGTTCCAGGGCTGCCGCAGTAGCGCCATCTGCGCCAGTTGCCGATGGGAGTCCATGACGTTGATCAGGTCGGCCAGGTCGACGTCGACGTTCATGGTGAAGTCGTCCTCGGTACTGAACACCCAGGGGGTCATGCCTGCTTTGCGCAGGTAGTCCCAGGCGCTGCGGTAGGCGCCGGCGAAGCCCGAGCGGGTGCCGGTGGAAACGATCTGCCAGCAGTCCGGCGCGTAGGTGGCGTACAGGTGGGCGATGAACGCGGGGTCGTTGCCGTCGGCGTGGATCACCCGGCGAGTGATCGGGCCGTGCAGCCGGGTGTTCAGCGATGCGATGCTGCGCGCCAAGCAGTCCGCGCGCCCGTCGGTCATGACCAGCAGCGTGATCATCGGCTGTCCTTGCGGATGGCGGCGTGCAGACCGGCAGGGTCGCTGATGCTGCGGTTGCGGGATCGGGGGCTGACGTGGGCGTACAGCCGGGCGTCGGGGATGTGCTCGTAGGTGGCGCCGCGGCGCACCAGCGTCAACCACAGCGCCCAGTCCTCCCAGGCCGGCCACGGCTGGAAGCCGCCGGCGGACAGGATCATCTCGCGGCGCACCATCGCCGAGATCGGGATGGGGTTGAGCCGCTCGATGTTGCGCTGGGTCAGGTCGACCTCGTAGCTGCTGCCGTCGAGATGCACCTCGATCAGCGACGGCACGCGGATGTCGGCGTGACCTTTTGACAGTGCGGTCACGTAACCGTCACCGAGCTGATCGTCGGCATCCAGGCAGATCACCCACGAAGTTGTTGCGGCGGCGATGGTGTCGTTGCGGGCCTCGGCCAGGGTGTCGGCGTGGCGGTGGATCACCGGCACGCCTTGGCGCAGCGCGCTGGGGATGGCACGCTCTTGGGCCAGGTCGACCCATTCGGCGGTACCGAAGGTGGCCACGCAGACGGTCACGTCCATAGCGCGCTGCGTTCCCGGTACAGGCTGCGATCGGCAATCATGCGTCGCCGCATCATCAGGTAACTGGCGTCCCATTCGGCCTTGCCGGCCATCGGGTGCAGGTGCTCGACGATGGCGTCGGGGGCGTGGGCGTAGGCTCCTCGCGCGGTCGCGGTGCCCACCAGTTCGTCATCGACGTACTCGTGGATGTAGTCCTCGCACAACAGTCCGGGTCGGTGGTCAATCAGGCCCAGCGCGGTGTAGTCGCGGACCACCAGCGTATGCGTGGAGTGCCCGTGGGCAGTGCGCTCGTTGGCCAGATCGTTGGTCCCGATGACGCGCACCTGCTCGGTGAGCAGCGCCTCGCAGGTCTCAAGCCAGCCCGGATGAAAGTGCAGGTCGATTGCGCCGGTAAAGATCAGCGGCTCGTCGCTGGCAGCCACGGCGGCGTTGACCTTGGCGGCGTAGTCGCCGCGAGCTCGCGGCGAGAACTTCAGGTGATCATGGTCGGCCACGGCCTCGGCCACGGCATCGTCGCCGTCGGTGATGGCGAACAGTAGCCGCGCCCGGTCAGTGGATGCACCCAGCGACGCCACCAGCCGGGCCACCTGTTCGGCGCGGCCCAGCATCGGCACAATGACTACGCAGTCGCTCATCGGGGCCGGATGGTGGATGCCCCGCCGCGGTATCGGTCGAGGATGATGCGCTGCCGCGCCGAGAGCCCGGAAGCGTCGCCACTGGAACCGGCGCCGTAGGTCACCGAGTAGTCGGCCAGTCGCTCACTGGCCAGCCCGCGAGGGTTGTTGATCTCGTCGACGGCCAGGGACAGTGCCACGGCCTTGAGGTCGGCGGGGATCACATCGTAGCCGGCGGTGTAGGTGACCGTGACCAAGTCGACGTCGGGATCCTGCAGCTGCAGTTCGGCGCGGGCGTGGTCATAGAACCACTGGCCCGAGGTCAGGGTCACCCCGTCTGCCACGACGGTGGACACCGAGACCACCGGGCGCTGCGGGAGCGTGATCACGCCGATCAGTCCCGAGTAGTCGTCGAACCGGGTCGTCGACGGGATCACCGAGGTGATGGTCAATCCGTAGGCGGCGGTCAGGGTGTGAGTGTAGGTCTGGCTCATCAACCCTTGGCCGGTGTAGCCGGTGACCAGCGCGGTCGCCAGTGTCACCGCCTGGGCGGCGGCCTCTGGGTCCAGAGTGGTGCCCAGCCGGGTCTCCAACTCTTCGACGGTGACCAGCAGCAGCGGGTCTACGACGATGATCGGCATGGGTCACCTTCTCTCGTGCGGGGGGGCTGTGAGCACCCAGGACCGGGGCGGTCAGGCCCCGGTCCTGGGTGTACTCATCAGGCGGTGATGCGGACGTCGCTCACGGCGAGGAACGACGGGCGGGTGACCTTCACGCCGTAGACGTGCAGACCCTTCACCTGCTCGGCGAACTTCTTCTCGACCGGGTCGCTGCGCAGGCTGCGCACCTGCTCGGCCAGCGTGGTCGCGTAGGTGCTGCCAGCGATGCAGAACTTGTTCGTCGCGCTGGTGCCCGACGCGGCGGTCGGCAGGTTGTTCGACTTGTAGATGGCCATGCCGGCGGCCTCGCCGACGCGACCGTTGGCCCGCGTCGCGGCACCGGCAGCATCACCGGCGGACACGAAGCGCGAGTCCTTGAGCAGCAGCCCGTAGAACTGCGGGGGCACGACAGCCCAACGCTGCTCCGGGGGCACGTCGGAGCTGTCCAGCAGCACCGACAGATCGACCAGATGGTCGTAGGCACCGGCGGCGGTGGAGACGGTGATCTCCTCGATGTTGTTGTCCGGGTTGGAGAACGACACGCCCGAGACCATCTTGTCGAGGACCAGGGCGTCCATCGTGTTGGCCAGCCCGTATGCCGCGCGGTCGATCGCCTCGGCCATCAGCCGCCCGCCATCGAAGGTCTGCGCGCGCTCGACGTCGTCGAGGTAGAACGCGAAGTACTTCTTCTGGTCGAGCAGCAGGCTCTGCTGCGAGTCGTCGATGTCCTCGACGGTGATGTCCGCGCCGGTGTAGGAGCGGATGGTGGGGTCGACGATGGACGTGATCTTCACGGCCTCGGCGTTGGCCGAGTCGGCCTCGTAGTCGCGGTTGCAGATGCCGGCGGCGACGGCAACCTTGCTGGTGTTGGTCAGGATTCGCGCGCTCCAGACGGTACGCGCGGAGTTGGACAGAGCCACGGTGGCTCTCCTTTCGGGTTACGCCTACCCGGTGAGCAGGTCTGCGCTGATCCGGCCCTCGTTGAAGGCTGCCGTGATCTGCTCGGCTGACATGCTCGCCAGTTCGGCGGGGGTGACGGGTTGGGGTCCGGTCGCCGCAGGCGTCGCGCCCTGCGAGGGGTCCGGTGCGGGCCGGCGGGTGCCGGGGGCCGTCGCGGCCTTGAGTTTTTCCGCCTTGGCGCGCAACTCGGCTTCGTCGGCGCCCACGAGGAACTCGTGAAGGTCGGCGGGCAGCTGCGTCTCGGCGGCGATGCGCAGCCGCAGGGCTTCGGCCTGGGCCGTCGCGGCCTGGGCTTTGGCTTCTTCGAGCTGCTTGGTCAGGCGCTCCTGTTCGGACAGTTGCGCGGCCTCGAACTCCTTGACCTTGGCCTCGTACTCGCTGGCGCGCTTCTCGGCCTCTCGGCGGGCCTTGCGCTCGGCGGACAGTGCCGCCTTGCCTGCGTCGCCGAGGGTCTCGGAGGTATCCGGTGCGGGATCAGCCGTAGCCGCTGCAGCGGGCTGCGCCGCTTCCTGCGCCGGTGTTTCGGTGGTGCTGTCGGACATGGGTGGTTCCCTCCATCGCGGTGGGGTTGGCCCGTCTGCCTCGCGCAGTCGGGAGTTTATGGGGCACGCCAATGACGTGCGGAAATGGTGAAAAGTTACGAACTAAAAACTGCGGAGGGCTACTTGCCGCGCCTGCGCAGTTCAGCGTCCGCCAGCGTGTTGCCGGCGGAGGCTAGAAGGATCAAAGCCTCGTCTGGGGCTTTTGCGATGTCAGCAGCATCGGTCGGGTCATATACTTCGTCATAGAAGTTCACGACAGCGTCCAGACTCTCAATGCTTTTTGTGTCGCCCAATAGCCTACCGCTGAGTCTGCATCCCAGCCAAACTCTTTGGCGTAGGCGGCGACCACGGGATTAGTCCTGTCGCCGTAACACCACTCTGCGAAGGCTTCCGCGTATGCTTCCACTTCCTTGGATTTGCCGTAAGTGCTGAGGTCGGGGGAATCGCGCCACGTCTTGTAGAGCCTCGCGCTGGCAGCGTTGTTCCCAGGCAAATCAACTGTGTGTCCAAACTCGTGCGCCAGTGTGTAGCGAGCACGTGCAACTTTGGCCGCAGATGGCATTGACCAGCCGGGCGTGCCTGGATCTATGCCCAGGTCGACCGTCTTCGGATTCATGAAGACGGTGTCGCTACCCCGGTAGGTGAATCCGCGTGCAGTCTTGCCCCTGAAGTGTTTGGAGTCCACGAACACCATGTACGGCCGCACGTTGCCGTCCGCGTCATAGCGTCGCCAGCGCGGCAGGCGCGGCAGCACGTCATCCATGACTTCTTGCATCACCTTGAGACGACGCAAATACTGGGCCGATACTTTGCCGGATTTCGACTTGGGAACGGCAATGATGTCAATGCCGTTGCTGCGCACTTCGTACTGCTCAACGAATAGCTGTGCTCGTTTCCACGCGACCGACTCTTTGTCCGCGGTTTGAGCCAAGAACGTTAGGGCGTCGTCGTCGGTCGGTACGTGCCACTCGCGGATCGCCTCGTCCACCTTCGGGATTCGCGGCAAGTCCGGCGGGTTCTTTACGCCGTACTGGCGCAGGTCGTACTGGTACGTGCGGCCCGTCCTGTTGCGCACCGTGATCGTCTGGTTGGCGTCGGCCGGGTCGATGTAAACGTCTTTGCGCTTGTCGAAGTCGGTCTCCAGGGCGGCATCACAGCGGCAGTGCCGATGGTAGGCGTTACCCTCGCCGGCGGTACGCGCCGAGCTGTACACCGCGCCGCGAGTAGCCAGCATCAAACAGAACGCACACGCCCCCGCCTCCGGTATGCGCCGCCACGCCTTGAAAGTCACTGCGCCAACATCCGCTGCAGCAGCACGTTGCGCTGAATCTCATGCGCCTCGGTGCCGACGATGCTCAATAGATAGTTCAACCCGGCCATGCGCGCCGTGTCCCGGTCCGCGCCGCCCTTGATGGCCGACAGCATCACGATCGGGGTGCGGTTCAACGCCCGGTGCGCATCCTCACCCCAGTACACCTTCGACGGGCGCTGCGGATAGTCCTGCGTCCAGTCCGTGTCATACCGGAAACCAGCATCCGCGGCGGTGGCGAACATGTAGTCGTCGACCGCTTTCAACGCCTGCACCACCGTGGCGCGGTGAACCTCCTGCACGGCGATAGAACATTTGAGCCACGACGAGCGCACATCGTCCATGTCAAACGCCCGCCACATCGCCACCACCTGACGGTTTGCCCACTGCGTCAGCGTCAGGCAGTAGTCGGACAGCAGCTGCTCACGCGACCGAGTCGTTGACATTGGTCACCACGTCCAGTCCGAAGGCGGTGGCCTGGGCGCGGGCGGCGGCGTTCTGCTGCCGCTCGGCCTCGGCCTTCCAGCGCTTGACGTCCTCCTGTGTGGCGCCCGGCACCCGGTCCCACAGCGCCTGCGCCGGGATTTCCAGCGACTGCGCGAACTTGCCCAGCGCGTCGGCGGCGGCGCCCACCGTGGGGGTCGCCGGGTCGCGCCACACAGTCTCCAGCCGCATCGCGCCGGTAGGAAGTTCCCCGTCGGCGATCAGGAAGCACAAGCGCATGACCTCTTCCCATGCCTCGCCGAACGCGCGTTGGCGGCGCTCGGCGCGCTTGACCAGCCGGGTCTCCGCGCTGCGGATCGCATCGGCGCTGGCCGGGTTGGCATCCGACCACCCGAAGTAGTGCGGGGGCAGCCCGGCGATCGACGCGACCAGACGCGCCAGGGCGTTGATCGTGTCATGGAAGTTGCGAAGATCGGCGGCGGCCAGCTGCTTGACGTCGGCTTCGTCGGGAGGTGCGGCCACGGCCCAAATGCGCCCGGCGATCTTCTCCCACTTGGACACCGGACGGCCATCACGGTCGGTGAAGTCGGCCTCGGACATGCCCATCGCAATGGTGCGGGGGATAGCGTTGAAGTCCGCGCCGATCATCATGTCGGTGGCGATCTTGCAGGCGGCGTCCGACAGCGGGATCACGTCGGCCAGTTCGGACACCCCGCCGTGGTCGAGAATGCGGCCACGGTTGACCAGCGGCACCACCGGCACGCGGCCCAGGTTGTGCTCGTCCCGGTCGTACTCCACGGGGTTGCCCTCGTCGCCGTCGCCGCGATACCAGACCGTCCGGTCAGGCAGGTACAGCGTCAGGTACTCGACGTCGTCGGCCTCCCAGGACTTGATCGCCGCGGTCACCCGGCGGGTGGCCGGATCGTGGGCGGTGATCACCTGACGCGGCGACTCGACGGTCACCAGCGGGCTGGCGTTGTCGTCAGGGTTAGTGCCGACGATCACGTAGGCCCGGCGGCAGGCCAGGGCTTCCACGTGGGCCTGCTGGCTGGCCAGGTCCAGGCCGTTGTCCTGCCACCAGCCCCACATCCGGTCATCGACGCGGTCGTTGAGCCGAAAGCCCTCGACGTCAAGGCGTTCTTCCAGGGAGTCGACCACCAGCCGGGGCCAGTTGATGACCAGCTGACGCACCCGGCCCTGCAGTTCACGCAGCAGCTCGGGGTGCATGTAGGACAGCGGCTGCTTGCCCTCGTAGTAGTGGTTCAGCCGCTTCAGGTCGTCTTCGGCCTTTTCCAGCTTCTCGTACAGTTTCGCAGCGAGGTCGACGTCCTCCACGGATGCCTCCTTCGCGTGGGTCAGATCACCAGGACACGCCTGGTCGGTGCCTTGGTCAAGCCGGCGGCACGGGCATCACAGGCCGCCTCATGGGCCAGCGCGTCGGCCATCACGGCGTCGATCTTCTGGTGGTCGTTGGGTTTGCCGATCACGATCCCGCCCGAGCGGCGCACCCGGCGTGCGTTGCGCAGGTGTGCTGCGGTCATAGGGTCGTTGTCGTGGGTCAGTCCGGCGGTGGCGATGTCGGTGCGCAACCGCTCCAGCGCCGCAGCCATCTGCCGGGTGCGGTACGTCGCCCACTGGATGACGATCTTGTCGCCGAAACGCGCCGCCCAGGCGTCGATCTCGGACTGCCACAATTCGGGGTCGGCGTAGAACCGGACCACCCGGAAACGGTCGAACAACTCTTCGACGGCGGCGTTGACCTCGTGGCGGGGGATCTCCCCCGCGAAGTCCGCCGGGTTCCAGACCGTCGGGGCGCCGTCGGCGAATTGCGGGGTGAATCCGTACAGCCGGTCACCGTCGATCAGCCGGGCACGAATCGCGGTGTAGTCGTCGTACATCGAACCGTCGAAGCCCAGCGCGATGGTGGCACCGTCGGGCACGTCCTCGGGTTCGGCAATCGCATCCCAGGCTTCGGCGTCGAAGTAGGCGTCCGAGGTGGCGACCACGCGGTTGCCGTAGAACCGTTCGGCCTGCGCCAGGTCGCCCTTCAGCGCCAGTTCTTCGACCTCGGCCTCGATGCGGTCAAGGTCGACCCAGCCGCCGGCGTCGGCGTTGGAGTCGCCGTAGACGAACTTCAGCACCTTGGCCCGGTCGCGCTTGTTGCGGAACGATCCAGCAGGTGGGGTGGGGTAGTCGATGAACACGTCGGGGGCGTTGGCGTCCACAGTGCGCTGGGCGTCGGAGTTTTCCGCCGGATCCCAGGCGTTGGTGGTGGCCACGCTGCGACCGCCCATGCCCGCCAGGTTGCGGCGCTGGGTGTCGGCCAGTTGCCAGCCGCCGTTGGACTTGAGCCACGAATGCGGCTCGTCATGCACGGCGAAGGTGATGCGCTGACCCAGCCGCGAACGGCCCTCTGCGGTGACTGGCTCGATGAATCCGCCGCCGGGCAGGTTGATCCGGGTCAGCCCGGTGTCGGTGATCACGTTGGCCAGCGGCCCCTCG